GAGCAGTAGATCAGCACTGGGATCCGCTTGGCGGTCAGCTCCTGATACCACTTGGCCACCCGCTCCCGGAATCCCGGAGCCAGCTTGGCGATGTGGCCCTCACTGCGGTCAACGATCTGCCGCCAGGTCATTTACTTTCGGCCCGGTGCCGCCAGCGCTCTGTTTCAGCCAGGCTAGAAGATAACGCCTTAAGCGCGGAGACGTACTGGTCGCGGTAAGCGGCCGGAGCGGGGCCTTCTTTTCTTTCGATCTTGTCCCACTCGTAGATAAGGGCCTCGATCGTTTCCGGGCGCGGAGGCGGGCCGTCCGCAATCGGCGTGACCGTGGCACAGCCGGCAAGGCTAAGAGCCAGCAGGAGGCCGCTTAGTCCACCACGAATCAATCTTCTGATCCCGCTTGCGGCGCTCGGCCTCAATAATGGCGTCCCGATATTCGTGCCGGTTTTTCCCGCGGTTCTGGACCCACCAGAGAACCAGCGCCAAGAGGGTGCCGAGGACGGTAAGGGCACCTGTGATCATCCCCTCCCCTTATTTGCGGGAGATTTGCGAAATAAAGTCGACGATCTTCTGGAGCGTCCGCTCGGGCTCGTCCCCGGGGATCAGGGTGGCGACGGCAATGGCCGCGGCCAGCACAGTCGCCAAGACGCCGATGTAGCTCTGCCAGTTGTTAAGGATGTGGGTGATGATTTCCATGCCGTGGCCGGCATGTCAAAGGCAGTTAGGGATTAAGGGGTTAAGAAACGATCAATGGCCAAGGAGCCTGTTTTTTATGATCTCCCAGGCGGCCGCCAGCACCCCGAAAACGATGGTGGAGATCAGCCAGACCCGGCCCTTGATCGTGCCGGCTTCGTCTTCCAGGGCCTTCATCTTGCCCTTGTGGTCCTCAAATAATTCCAGAATGTGGATCTGGCGCTGTTCAATCCTCGCCACGGCGATGCGGAGCTCGGTCAAAATATCGGAATCACTCACACCTCACACTCCTCTGCGCCCTCACAGATGCGGACGCACTCCGCCCCAGTCTCGTCAAAGAAGCGCTCGATGTAGCCCTCGGCCTCCAGATACTCAAGCGCGGCAAGAAAATCGCCGTAGGTGTATTTCATCAGTAGATTAAGTATTTTGAATTCATGTCTCCGATATAAGACAGAATTTCAGAGTTAGATAAAATTGCATCAAACAAAATTAGCTCTGAAATAAGCCCCTGAATTGGCTGTCCAAAGGTGCTATCCGTTCCGACTGTGATATTGTCTCTGGGCTGAAATCCTGCCCCAGCTGCGGTATAGCTTGTGCCATTTAAATAGCCGTATGTGTTTCCCCCTCCACCAGAAGTAAAGGAAGGATCAATCCTTACTGACAAAATATAGTTCGTGTCAGCACTTATCGCAGAATAATATACAAAATCCGCCCAGTATGATCCCCATCTTGGGCCATCTGGGTCAAGAACCGTGTAGAGTCCTCCACCGCTTGCCTCAACAATACACTGGTAGGTATCGAGAACATCAGCAGACCTAACAACTGAAACGATGGTTTTGATTGTGGTAGTGTTTCCAGTTAATTGAAGTGCGTGGGCAGTGCTTGAAAATTCAATCGAGGGGAGGGAGTTTATTCCACTTGAAACGTAGTTTGGCCCATTTTTACCAGATGGAACGGTTAGGTTTCTTCCATTCCCGCTTTGGTCATTCCATTGGCTAACCGTTCCTCCAGATTGAGTAACACCAACATCGGCCTTATACCAAGCATATGCGCCTGTAGATGGGGGCGGCGCAGGAAAAAAGGGCGGAACAAACAAATTAGAAAACTGCGGGAGAAAAGGCATGGCCTACCCGCTTTTCAATACATATTTTGTCCCAGTTACCGTGGAGATAATTGAGACAATCCCTTGTGGAACGGTTGTCTCCCAAGCAAAACCTTGTCCCGCTGAAAAGTAAACGCTGTTGGAGGTAGTGGCAGTGGCTCCAATGTTTAGAAACATTTGCCCCGTGGTTACTTGAGCCAGCAGATAGGAGCGACTTGTTCCGCTGATTGCCGTTACGGCCGTCCCAGCGGTAGTTACTGATCCAGAATAATCAGTCCATGTTGGTTTGGCTAAATTCGCCGTGACCGTGCCAGCAATAGGAAATGGCGCATTAGCTTCTGCGTTATCTCTTGGGTAGACAGGGATTCCACCGCCCTCTTGAAAAATTGCCCTATTAGAACTACTATCTGTTCCAGCAATATCAATTCCATACCCATTCCCACCAGTTATTTTTATCGCTGGCGTACCCCAGAATGAGTCTGTTGTAACAACATTTGCCAAGTTTGCCGTCACCGTGCCAGAGATAGCAGGCATTGATTCAACTTTGGTCTGCAAATATCCAGTTGCAGTATCTAACTTAAGTGGATCCACACTACTGCCACGCTGCCCTCCAACAAGTAAAGAGCCTAAAACCCCGCCTACGCTAACGGTTGAAAATCCACCAACCGTGACCGTGCCGGAGATGGCGGGGAGAGAGCCGATGGTGACGGAATTGCCAACCGTGACCGTGCCAGCAATCGTCTGTGTGCCTGTGGGGTTGGCTGTAACTGTCCCCGTAATCGTCACCGTGTTTCCGACCGTGACCGTGCCGGATATGGTCTGACTGGCCGGGAAGTTGGAGATGGTGACGGACGAGATCGAAATGGCCGGCATGGTGGTCACGGCGACGGATACGGCGCTGGCGCGGAGCTCGGCGTTAGTCAGGCCCCCAGCCGCCGTCACATTGATCGCCGGCATGGTCACCACGTTCACGCTGACTACGTTGGCCACGGTGACGGTGTTGACCATCACGCTGGCCACCACGGGCTGCGACAGCGTCACGACGGACGGGGTTTCAGTTAAGGACAGATAAATATCGGACATGGTGTTTTTCGTTTAGGTTTACGTTTACGTTTAAGATGTCACCGTGATCCTGGGGCTGAGAGCCACGGATCCCTGCAATAGGCGGGTGGAGACGCCGGAGCTGGTCACCATAAACAGATCCCACTTCGCCCCGGCGGTGGGGACGAGCAGGCTGGCCGCGCTGGTCACGCTCATCCGTACCTGCCCGCCGGCGGCACTGACCACGCTGCAGTTGATGGCGGTCGCGACCGTTCCGCTGGGGTACTGGCGGATCTCGGCCTTAAAGGTCCGGCCGGAGACGTTGATCGTGCCCTGGGTGGCGGTGGTGAGGAAAAGGTCCCGGGTCCAGTCCGCCCCCTGCTCAATCGTGATGTTGTAGGTGGGTGCGGGCATGGGGTTACGGCGAGGGGCGAATGTCAAGAAAGGCTCAGATCGGATCCGAAAAAAGAGATGTTGAAACTGCCGCTGGGCTCGGGGCCGTTGGCGTCATCCCAAGGGGGAGCGCGATAGGATCCGCCCAGAAAGGTTCCAGACCGCAGGTTTGATCCGGCGTAAAAGGTGGGCAGGGTGTACGCACCGGAACGATCCAGCAACGCCAAAGCGCCCACTCCGCGGGAAACGAATACATCGGCATTGAAGGTGGAAACCACGTGCTGCTCATAAGGCTCCCCATTATCGGGCTGGGTTTTTTGCAGATGCTGCACTTGGATAAGCCGGAAGGTGTCGCTGAACTCGTACAAAATCAAAATGTCCTTTTTTACCGGCGGGGTCCACCACGGCTCCAGCTGCTGGACAAACTCGTCCCCCTGCTGCACCTCGATCATATACCGGTTGCGAAATATTGCCCCGTTGGGAGTGCGGCGGGCTTCCCCGGCGAAGCTGCCGCTGACTGTGGCGTTGGGGTTTCCCTGCCCGTCGTCGCCGGTGCGGTACTGGTAGCTGAGGGAGACAAAAAGCGCGGAAGCGCGGAAGAAGTGCCGGAATAGCGTGTCCACGGACACGCGGGGCGACACGCCCTGGGTGCCCAGTACCGGATGGTCCGAGGGCTGGCCGGCCAAAGCCGCGGGCACATTGCCCCCACCCGCTAGCGAGTACCTAGCCTGGCAAACAAGGGCCACGTCAGCCCACGTCCTGCACGGCGACCACGGCGGCAAATCCGGCGTTATTGGCCAGCACGAGCGTCAGGTTTTTGGTGACGTTCTGCACCACCCCGTCCTTGCTTGCGGAGGCGAGAATGGTCCGGGACACGGTTTGGGGGCCGTCCTGGGGGAAAATCAGCCCGGGGAAATCGGACTGGGCCACCGATTCGATAGTGGCATCGGTGGCGTTGATGCCGCTGACGCTGACGCGCAGGACGCACAGATAGGTGGTGTCCAGCTTGTTGACCCCTAGGGAAATTTTACCGCCCAGACCGCTCACCGGCAGAACGCCGCCGGGGCCGGAACTCAGGAAGCTCTGTTTTTCCACGCGGAAAAAGTAGCCGGAGGCATCGGTGCCCAGCTCCACCTTCCAGGGGTGGCGGATCGGAGCCTCCGCGCTGCCGCCGCCGGTCTTAATGGACAGCACGGTGCCGCCGGAGGAGCGATTGACGGCGTAGCCCACGCCGGGCTGGACGCGGCACTGGTCCACGGCCTCGCGCAGGCGGTTGAGTTTTTCGACAAACTGACGGACGTCCGGGTTGCGGGACACCTCAAACGGCCCGCACTGGAAGGAATCAGCTTTGTCGGAGGGCATGGGCGGATCCTCCCCTGCCCGGCCTAGGTGGAACTGACGCGGCGGGCCAGGGTGACGGGAATCTGCGCGGTGACCTGCTGGTTGGCTCCTTCCACCTCGTAAAGCTCCAGCAGGGCATCGGCGGCATCGGCGGAGCCCAGCACGGTGTTGGCGCTGGCCACGGTGATCGTCATGTTGTTTTTCACGCCGCCTTCGCTGGGAATGTCGGCGGGATTCAGACCGGGCTCGGTAAAGACGATCTTGGGCGTGTTGGAGTAGAGAGCTCCGCCCTCCTTCAGGCTGACGCGGGTGATCCGGCCGCGCTTGACCTCATCGACCTGCAGGACGGCCTGGCTGCCGGTGGCATCCTGATCGGACAGGATGGCGGAATCCTTGGTGTAATAATAGCCTTGGCAGACGACAGTGACGGCTGTGATGGCCGCGCCGGGGAAAGTGGGCGCGGAGACGGTGGGCGGCGTGGCATAGATGGCGTAATTTTTGACCTTATTAAAACTGCGAACCGTCTGGCCGGCAATGACAGTCTCCCTTTGGACGCCTACGCCGGCGTAAAACACTTTTTTGCCTTCCATCTCCTGCCAGATTTTTTCTCGGGCCACGGCAAAGCCGACGTTGTTTCGCACCTGGGCATCGTGGTTGGGAAACCCAGAGGTACGGGCAAAGGCAAACCTCAGAACACCGCAAGCCAGCGCGACCGTCTCCGCGCCCACAATGGGCGACGGGGTGACCGTGCAGGCATAATAAGCCGGAAACAACTGGCCGAAGTATTCTTCCGTGCCGTGGGGAATGCCGGAAAACGCATACAGCACGGCCTGGCTTTTGTCGCCGCTGCGCTGGGTGGGAAGCGCATTTGTTGCGAACTGGTTGCCGTCAAAATCCGCCAGCGGGGTGCCAAAGGTGGTGGCCACCTGGACGGAGTTAATGTAGTAGCCTGCGATGGGCGGGGCCTGCACGGTGATGGCCGGCTTGGTCACGTAGCCGTAGCCGGTCTTGGTTAGGAAAACGCGGTAGCTTTTGGCCTTGGTCTCTCCGGCAAAAGTTTCGTTTTGGGCGATGCCGCCGGTAAAGACCACAAACCCCTCGGCGGTTCCGCCGGGCTCGGGCGATTCGGTAAACTGCAGTGGATACGTGACGACATCGCCCGGCAAATCGTACTCAAATTCCGCGCTCAGGGGGGTAAAGCCGGCGGGCACTGGGTATTCCGGATCCAGGCTGACGTTGTAGTTAATACCCCTCTCGACATTCCTTTCCACCCCCACCGGGCCGCGGGTGCGGTATTTAAGACCGTTGCAGACCACGGTCAAAAAGGCTTCCTTGATGAAGCCTCTAGGGGTCAGATAGACAGAACCGAACATCTGCGTAGCCGCGTTGAAAATGCCTGTGGTGACCGGCCGAAGGGGGAGAGGTGAGGCTTCATATCCAAGGGAGGAGTTAAAATTTCCGTTGATGCGAATATCGGTCACCTGATAGGTGCCGCGGTTAATCTTCTCGTCGTAGAAATAGCTTTGGCCGGTGAGGTTGCCTCCCACGGTGACGTTGGTGCGGGCCACGCCGGTATAGCCTGGCGTGGGGGCGGTGATTTGAGGGGCGGAGGTGTAGCCGCTGCCCCCACAGACGACGGTGGCGGTGAAGGTGGTGGTGTAGCCGAGATTGGTGGCCCCGGTCGGACCACCCACATCGGCCCGGCGGCCGACAATAAATTTGACTTGCGCCCCGGACCCACTGCCGCCGGAGACGGTGCAGTCATAAGTGCCGAACCCATAGCCGGCGGGCCGGTTGATGAGCTGGACGGAGCGCACCACGCCGCCGATGGTGACGCTGGCGGCCGAAAAATATCCGGCCTGCTGGTATCCGAATCCGGGGCGGTCAACAATCGTCTGGATGCTGGCGCCGGCGTCCAGGGTGATTACGGTGGCGCGCTCGGACAGCGCGGTGGGGATGAAGGAATCGGCGCCCACGATCCCGGTGGTGACGGCGGTGACGGTCCGCGCCCCGGGCGTGTCGTCAATGACGTAGCCGGGCCGCAGCCCGGAGAGGACGCGCAGGTTGTAGCTGAACTGCCGCAGGGCTTGGGGGCCCACAGCCTCCGCGGTCTTGTAGCCCTTGCCGTAGTCCAAAAACTCAATGACCGGCTCAAAAAATGCGCCGCCGGGGGCGAATTTGGCCGCCGGGACGGAACCGTCGCCCTGTGGTTCCGGGGAAAGAATGCCGGCCACCACGGTTTCCACACCGTCCGGGGTCTGCAGTAGATACGACTGCCCCACGTGATATTCGGCAAACCCGGACCGGTGGGGGCGGAAGGTGACTCGCACGGTGGCGTAGCGATCGGGGGCGGCCTCGTTTAACAGGGAGACCCCGCTGCCCGCAAGCGGATCCCGCTGGGGAATGACGGCACAGATCAGGCTGCGGCCGGCCAGTTGGTAAAATTGACTGGCGCTGAACTCACCGGGATCGTAGGCCATGGCGACCATGCCCTCGCGGGTGCCGTAGCCAAGCGCCCGGGCGCCGCGGCCCAGCTGCCCCCGGGCCAAGGGAACAACGACCACCGGAGCGGTGCCCACGGTGGTGTTTCTGCGCTGCACCAGCGGATAGGTTCCGGTGCGCAGATCGGCTCCCATGGCACCGCCGGTGTAGGGCGCGAGAGCGTCTCCCACACCACGGCGAAGAAAGCGGCCGCTGAGGGCCAGATGATAGGGATCCTCGCTGGGGATGAGGGAACCGTCCTCGGCGATGGCGGTGGAGCTGTTGTCGTAGGTGGTGTTGACCAGCAGATTGCTGCCGGAAACGGTGGCCACGGTGGTGCGCCGGCGGGCGGAAACGGGCACGGGCGGAACGGTGACGGTGGGGGTGGAGGAATAGCCGTAGCCCGCGGAGACCACGCGCACCTCCCACAACGGGATGCCGGAGGAGTCCGGCCCCAGGTGTTCAATGCGCACCAGCGGCGCGGTGGCGGGGGGCGGGGTGCCGGTGCTGTCCGGAGCGGAAAAGGAAAGGGTGACGGCGGTGGCATTGCCGGAGGGCGTGTGCCAGTAAAACCTGGGACGGCCATCGACCACGGCCACTATCTGGCTGGGGCTGACGGACAAAAGGCTTTTGGCCGGGCGGAAAAGCGTGGCCGCCGGGGCGGTGACATAACCGGAACCGTTTTGCGTGATGGAGACGGAGATGATGGCTCCGCCGCTGGCCACGGCCTGGGCGGTGGCGGCCGTGGTGACGGTGCCGCCCGCCACGGTCAGGTTATAGGTGCCGTCGGGATAGCCGCTGCCGGCGTTGGCGATCGCAATGGCGGAAACCGTGTCCGCGCTGGTGGTGACGGTAAAGGTGGCCGTGGCCGTGGTGTTGAGCGTGGCGCCAAACGTCACGGAGCTGCCGGCCACAAAAATCTCCAGGCCGGGGTATCGGAAAGCGTCAATTTCCTCGATCGGCACGGCCACCGTGACGGCGGGCTGCAGGCCCGTCTGCAGGGTGGCCCGGAACAAGGCGGTCACGGATCCTATGAAGGTGTTGACCGTGACGGTGGCGGGATAGAAATTAAAGACATCAAACGTGGGGGCCGCGGTGGGCACGGTGACCACCTGCACGGTGAGGGGCACCTGCACGGCCGGGGCGGTGGTGAAGGAAAGGGTGGCCTGATAGCGCGCGGGCGGGGTAAACACAAAATCGGTCCCCTGCGCCACCAGGGTGGTGGTGGTGCCCAGCCGCATGTTGACCACGTTGCCGCCGGCGGAGCGGATTTCGTTATAGACGGCCGTGCCGTCGCCGTTGCCGACAAGCTCCACCGCATTGACGTCCACGCTGGTGGTCTCGCCGGCGTAAAACACGGGTTTTTTGGCGATGCGCGGGACGTCCACGGATTCAATGACGCGGCCGTTGCCGGCATCAATGGTGATTTTTTTTAGGCGTGGCATGGGGCTACCTGTGCGAGATCAATGTCAAGGAAGGTAGAGAAAAGGGTCCCAGCCTTCGGAGCCGGACATTTCGTACTCCTCGGTGACCTGGTAGTTGCCGGGTTGGCCGCGGGAGTTGATGGAGATCAGCAGGAAATTGGTCTTGGGCCCCGCTCCGGGCACGGCCACGCCGGGGCTGGCGATCTTGCCCAGCCGGCGCGCCGGGGGCGGGGTGGTGGCGGTGTAGGTCTTGCGGACGATGACGGAGGGCTCGTAATAGCTGGTGACGCCACTGACCAGGTACTCATATAGGGCGATGGCGTGCAGGCGGTTGGTGGCGTCGTCAAAGGTGGGGGCACGATCCGGCACGGTGACGGCGTCCTTGATTTTCTTTTTGTCCTCGGCGGTCAGGAACTGCTCCGCAAAGCTGGGATGCGCCTCAATGGGCACGGTGCGCACCGCCGCCACAAACTCCAGCATGACGCCGGCGGCCGGGCGCTGCGGGTTATCCGGGTCGTCGACCTCGAAGGTGTAGGTGGTGCGGACCTGTCCGGCCACGTCCCTGAGGACGGACTTGGACCGCTGGGTGCCAATGATGTCGGACGGCGGCGGAGCCTCCTCCGTGCCGATGTAGGTGACGGTGAGGATCTGCTTGCCGTCCCTGTCGGTCGTCGTCGTCCGGCCGGGCTGTTCGTAGTAGGGCATTGCTATTGGGCTCCGATATCAAAAGACTTGCCGTCAAAGGTGGCGCCGGCCTTAGCGGTGTTTTTTTCAATGTTTTTTAGGACGTTGAGCTGGTCGCGCTGAATCACGTCAACACCGCCCACTTGGGCAAAGCGACCTCCCCCGCCGACCTGCTGAAGGGAATCGGCGAGCACTTGCATGGATGATTTTCTTTCTGCAGCTTGCGCTGTTTGGTCAATACCTGCGATAGCTTCCGGGGTAAAATTTGCCAGCACCCTTTCGGCGGCGGCGGCTCCGGCGATCCCAGCCTCCATAACGCGAAGCTCTTGGCGGGCCTCGGCCACGTCCATGCGGTCACGCTCTTTATCAAAACCTGATTTTGTAACCTCCGATTGAGCCTGAGCGGCCTTTTGAAGGCTGGCTGAAGCCGAGGCACGAGAATCATCAAAAAACTTTATGATGGGACGAATCGCCGCAAAACGGCCGTAAGCCTCCACTGCCTGCATGATCTTGTTGGCGATGCCGGCAAAAACCAAGGTCGCCCCGTTGCCAAAAGTCTTGAGCGCATCGGAGGCTGCAGAAAGGTTGGCGATCGTTTGGTTGGACATGACGCCCATCGATTCACCCAAGGCTTGGAAGTCCTGCGAAAGTGTGGGGATCAGATCCGTGGCGGATGTTCCAAAAAGTTGCACGGCCAGATTAAACTCCTGCCCGGCGATTGCTCCGCTGCGAAGCGAGGTGCTAAAGGCTGCCAGCAAATCTTCCGGGCTGGCCGCCCTCAGATTTTCAACAGAAAGCCCAAGGCTGGAAAATCCTGCCGCCAGCGCCTCATCGCCCGCCACGGCCTTTTGGGCGTTTACCGCAGCTTTGTTCATGGCAGCCGCCACGCTTTCCAGGCTGGCGCCGGATAGCTCGGCGGCGTTCCCAATCTTTTGCAGGCTGGAGGCCGAGATGCCGAACTTGTTGGCCAAATCCTGCAGCTGATCGCCTTTTTGGATGGCGGCATTTAATCCCGACATCAGCTTATCAAACGCAAAGGCTCCGGCCAAAATCCCCCCCGCGGCGGTCGCAAAGGAGCGGACGCTGCCCTGCAATCGGTTGAGCCCGGTTTCAAAGCCGGATGCGTCCACCCCTGTCTTGACGGTCAACTCACTCATAACCCGTTGGCCTTTGCCGCTTTGGAGGTGGCAATGTTAATTGCCTTAATCATTTTTTGCCTTTGGATGTCAAGGGCGCGCTGGATTTGCCCTGACGAAATACAGCGGCTTACGTAGGGAACCATGTTGGTGATTTTGATATAGGGCCGTGAACCTCTTTGGCTTTGATCATCCAGGCTGCTGAGAGCCCGCCCATCCGTATGGCGCTGCACCCAAGCCGGAATATCCCGCATGCCCCCCAGCCATTTTGCGGCACTAGCCCAGCCGGCCTTTGCCAAGCCCACGCGCTGTTGCACTTTTTTGGCAAATTTCTTTAGCGAGTTGTAGTCGGTGGGTACCAGCTGGACGAATTGATTGCGGCTTACTTTTTTCCGTGGGCCATGACGGGCTGCCTTGACGGCCACGCCCGCATCAAATTTTGCCACCTTGGCCTCCTTGTGCTTATCAATCCGCAGATCCTGCAAAAGTTTCTCTGCCTCTGCCGTCTTGCCATCGCGCACCAGCCGCACGAAAGCGGCCGCGGCTTGGCGGCTGTCCTCAATGTTTTGCAGGTCTTTCCCCTGCCCGGAGTTCCAGATATTTCGGTGCACGATGGCCGGCCCCTTGTACACGCGGTTGATGTCCGCTTGGGCGCTTCCCTCGCCTCTTAGCTTGGCGGCTTTGTCTTTACCAAACGGAGCGGTCTGAAAGGCCAAATTGACGCAAATCAACCTGCCTTGCGCCTTAAGAATAGCCGCCCGGTCTTTTTCGCTGGCGGCGTAAAATCTTTTTAGGGCGCGCTGAAACTTCCTATCATCAACGGATATTTTTAAGGCCATCACCCAGCCCTCTGCATGCCGCGGCGGGCTTTGACCTTCTCAATCGCCACCTGCTCGCCCGGGCTGACCAGCTCCACCTCCGCGCCGCGCTGCTTTGCGATGGCTACATAGTACCAATGGGCTAGGCCGATAGGCATGGTCCAGCTTCTGTCCTCGCCAAAGCCGTGCCGCACCAGCCACGCCACCACGTCCAGCGGCTGGGGCAACGGGCACAGATCCGGCCCCTTCGGCCGCTCCTTCTGCTCCTTTTCCCACAGCATCGGCGGGGCGTGAAAATCCCGGATGTAGGCGGAAAACTTGGCGGCCTCCACGGCCAGCCGGCAGCGCCGGGAGCGAAACGCCCACAGCATGAGACGCCATCCCTGCGGGATGCGATACTCCGGCCAGCGGCCGGAACAGATCGAAACGGCCAGGCGCAGATCGGTCATGGTGACGCCGCTTTTGCCGTGCCACAGCGGGCTTTCAATCAGCTCCAAAAGCGTGGCGTGCCAGAGGGACAAGGGCTGAAGGCGGACGCCGAGGACGACGTGATCGTCCCGGTTGACCAAGCTCTCGGAAAATAGTTTATCCAGGGCCACGGCGTGGGGCCCGGAGGCTTAGGTCAGATCCGGGTAATTGATGCCGCGGATGGACACCTTGGCCACGTCCCCGAGCGTGCGGCGGCGCTCCACGCTGGTGGTCTGAAAGGTTAGCCCTTTGGCGGTAAAGGTGGCGGCGGCGGTGTAGCCGTCGTCGATGCCCTCGATGCTGGCTTCCACGCGATCGTTGTAGGCTTCCTTGACGGGCGGGACGGTGTTTTGCGATCCGCTTTCGGTGATCAACTGATCGACGGTACCGGTGAGGGTCGCGTTGGTGACGATAAGTCCGCTGACGGAAATGGTGGTGCCTACGGCCATGACTTACTCCTTACGGAATGGTGCCCCAGGACAGCTGCGTTTCCGTCACGCGGGGCTCGTCCGTGTTGGTTTCGCGATACTCAAAACCCACCACGGCTCCGTTGGCCATTGTGCCGCTGGCCAGCGTGGGGAGCGTGCCGCTGTAGGTCTCCACGCGCCTCTCGCCTTGGGCGTATTTCTTAAAGCCGGCCTTGACGGCGCCATCGGCGCCTTGGACAAAAAGCCGCTCGAAAGACGTGGCGACTGTTTCTGAAAGAGTGGTGCTGGCGGGTGTGCCGTAGGTGTAGGCCATTTGGATTTCGGTTTTTGTCAACCGCCGCTTTAGGACGGATCCACGTAAAAGATGGCGGTCAGGCTGTCGGCCATGGCCCGCTCGTTGGTCTCGGTGCGCTCGGCCTGGATGTGGCTGCCCAAGATGGTGACTCCGGCGGTGATGCCGGAGATCATGGCGGCGCGGTCTTTCAGCCGAGCCTCTGCCCATAAAAAGGCGGCGGTGTGGCTGGCCACGGTGGCCGTCTCCTGGATGGGCGTCATCACGCTGGCCTGCACGGTGATCTTCCGGGTGTTGGTCTGGATCCCCTCCTCCATGGTCTCCGCGCTTTCCGCGTGGATGACCAGGGCGGGCATCTCCAGATCCGTGATCTTGTGGGCGGCCTGCACCTGAAGGACCGCTGGCTTGGAGGGGCTGACGGCGGTGAGGTAATCCGCTAGCTTGCTTTCAAACGAAAGACGCAGGCTCATCGCACGTCCTCAGGATTGCCCAGCGTGACGGTGATCAGTCCCCCGTCCTCTTGGGTGCTCATCACGCGCTTGGTGGCGTTGGCCACGGTGATGGTCTTTAGCATGGCGGGAGCGCTGGCGGCCGTGGCCGGGTAGACAAACTCTGCCGGTGCGGGCGTGACGAGTCCGCCCAGGCCCAGCTCCCCGCTCTTTTCGCCTGGCGTATACATGCCGGTGACCGTGGTGCCTCCGATGGAGGCGGTCACGGATCCGGCCCCGGCGATCATGTCGGTAAGGCCGGCGGTCATCAGGGTGTCCAGCTCGGTCACGGTCAGAGCCTTATGTCAAAGGAGGGACGGCCAGCCAGCAGTGGTCGGTACAGGGATCGGGATGCGGAATTTTCACAAACGGACGATTCCAGCCCTTCAAAATCGCCGCCAGCTCGGCCTCCTTGGCGTGGCTTTCCACCAGAAAGGAGGTGGAGCGGTAAAACTTAGGATCGCAGACGCCGGAAAGAATCTGATCCTCCGCCCCCTCGACGTCGATTTTCACAAAGTCTGGAGCCTCCTGGCCGCACAGCTCGTCCAAAGTGACGATGGGCACGCGGACGGGACGGCCGCCGGACTGATGTAGCGGGTGGAGATCCCCCAGGTGATTCTGCTCCGGCCGCGCCGAAATCCACAGCGTGGCAAAGCCGGACGAATGGCCGACGGCGCAGCGGTAAAAGTCCACGCCTTGAATTTCCGCGCAGCGCTCATCCGGCTCCACGGCGAGGACACGAGCAAAAAGCGGCTTCAGCATGACGGACCACGTGCCGTGATTGGCCCCGATGTCGATGGCCAGCCTGCGCCCGCAGCGGGCCAACAGGTCGGCCACTGCCCCGTCCAGCCAAGGCTCGTCCCTCATCCCTTGAGCAATGCGTAGGCGGCAAGGTTTCCGCCGGTGCCCTTGTTGTTTTGGAGCGCATCCTCGCCCAGCCCTTCCGGTCGGATCCGGATGCCGTTGGATCGGTTAAAGTCCGGCGTGGCGCAGACCAATGTCCGCGTCCCCTTTTCCCGCAGGGCGTGGGACATGACAAAATCATCCGCCATAAAACGCGCCCGGCCCTTTTCGTCCAGCTGGGCAAACTCCTTGGGCGTAAAGCTGGGGAATTTCAGGGTCACGTCCGGCATGTCCTTCAGCCTGCAAGCGATCGCCCCGAAGCCCTCCAAAATTTCCGCGTGGCCGAGGTGATCGGGCGCGATGGCGTAGCCTTTCGGCCCGGTCATAAAAAATCCGCACAGGCCCATGGCCGCCCCGTCCGGGCAGTTTTCCACTAGCGTCTGCACCATCCTCGGGCTGTAAAGGATGTCGTCATCGCACCAGATCACGAAGTCGTCTAGGCCAAGCGTCTTGGCGTCGATGCCGTTTTGCACAGATCCGACAAACTTTGTGGCCGGCCCATGGTCCCGCGTGCGGGCAATGTGGATTTTTCCCTCATCCGCCAGCTTTTGCAGGGCGGGCGGGATTTCCGGGAACCGCTCCCCGGTGCGGGCCAGCTTCTCCGGGACTGATAAAATTATTTCATCCGCCGGCATGGACTGCGCCAGCAGGCTCTCGATCGTGGGCAGGACGGTGTGGATCCGTTTGGGCGTGGTGGTCAGGCCGATGACGACCCGGCCGGTTTTTTCGTTGGGATTTGGCAACAGCTCGGCCCCGGGCGGGATGGTTCCCTTTTCCACCAGTTCCGCGTCCCAGCGCAGACCGGGGAGCTGCGCGTCCTTGGACTTCACCGTCACAATAAGATGGCCCAGACATTCACGCAGCGCCTCCTCGGCAGAGGAGATGATGTGGTGACGGTCGGCGATTTTGTGCCCGCTCTTGGTGATAAATAGGTGCTGGATGCCGCAAGGGTTGTCGGCGGTGTCGTTATACAAGGCGTGGGATTTAAGGCAGTCGTCCGGTTCGCCGTGGTGCAGCACGGTGACCTGTCCCCAGGCTCCACGGAATCCTTCGCGGGCCAGTGCCTTGGCGTCCTCGGGCTGGCCCAAGGCGCGTAGGCACTGGGCCATCAGCTGGCGAGGCAGGTGCTTATACCAGCGGTTCTCTTGGTTCCAGTCGGCGGTGCTTGGCATGGCGTCCACCTGTTTCAAAATGTGGTAGGCCGTGGCAAAATCCCCGTGGTCCATCCGGTCGGTGGCCAGCAGGCCCAAGGCTTCCCGGCGCAATGGGCAAAGCGTGATGGCCTTGCCGATGTGCTCCAGCCGCCTGGTCCGGTCCGCCAGCATCATGCTGGCCTGGCAGTGCAGCTGGAATTTTTCCGTCCCACCCACGTCGGCGTGCTCCAGCGCCAGCAGGCACGGGCCAATCGCGGCCTGGTAGTCGTTTTTAAGAAAATACTCCTGGGCGACGTAGTAAATGGACATGCCAATGCCTTCCAACGCCCGCCCGAGGATCCTGTGGTTTCGTTCCTTGCTGGAAGTTTTAGGACCCACGGGGGCGTGCAGAATCTGCAGATGCTTGGCCACGGCGATTTTGAGACCAGGCTGGGGCTTGATTCTCTCGTGGACGGCGCGCTCCCAGAACACACCGAGGGTTCCGTCATCCCGCCGCCGGAAAATTCTTTCCCTGGTCACATTCCGCATGCCGGCGTTCTGCACGTCGTAGGACGTCACCAGCAGGTCCCAGGTCTCCTGCCCCTGCTCGCGGTCCTCGATGGCGGCGCGATGGGCGGCGGCCTGGTAGCCGGGAAAGATGTCGTCACAATCCGCCCAGATGACGTACTTGCCACGGGCCAGGCTGAACGCCTGGTTGCGGGCCGCGGCAAAGTTATCGATGTGCGGCCAGCCGGAGTTTTCTGGGGCGTTAGTGTAGACGGCAAACGTGCCGGCATCGCCGGCGGCGTCCTGCAGGGCTTTCTTAAGATTGTCATGCGGCTGGGATCCGGTGGCGGCCACCACGATGACCTCGTCCCACAGCCCTTTCGCAGATTGGATAAGCCGAAAAAGAATCTCGCCCTCCGCCGGGCCGGCGATAAGGGCGAGAGACACAATGGGGGTGTTTTTCATTTTTTTTAGAGAGGAAGGCCGGCCGCACCCCCCGATGCGGCCGGCCCACCAGTTGGTCTAATTACTTAGACGATACGGACGAGCGAGCTGGTCGATCCGCGGCCCACGCCGAACAGCAGGATGTAGCTGCGGTTCGTGGTGCCGAGGGTGGGGTTCACCCACTCACGCACGGCGAGAGACAGGCCGCTTTCCGAGTCCGTGACGACGTCCTGGGAGCCAGGATAGTTGTCGAGAGCTTCGGGCACGCGGGCCGCCACGATGAGGGCTTCCTTTTGGGCCGCAAAGCCCTTGGAAACCGCCGACGGGAGCGCCGTGTAGCTGAACACCTCGATGCCGTTGACCATGCCCACAGAGCCGGACTTGACCGCGTCTCCTTGGATCTGGGCGTTGGCCACGATGTTGGAGTCGTTGAGCAGGCTGGCTTTGTTGTCCGGGGAAACGATCGCATAGCGGTCGTTCGACGGGACTTTGTCGTTGTCCAGGCTGTAGCCCAAGCTCACCACGCCGCGGTACGTGAGCGCACCGGCGGAGACGGAGAGGGTCGAGCTGTAGGCCGTGGTGACGAGGCCGAGGAGGTTGTCCACCATGCTCTTGCCGAGCGCGTAGGCCGCGCTGGAGGCAAAGCGGTTGATGAGGTCGATCGAGGAGCTGTATTTCTCAGCGTCCGTGATCGCGTAGGTGCTGTGGATCAGGTTGCTCAGGCTGATGGTTGCATCAGTCTGGGTGCGGTCCTGGGCCACGTAGCCGGCCGTGGTGCTGTAGGCACCGGCGGTGCCGACGGTCACGAGGTGGGTGGTGATGGTGTCGTTCATGCGGGCCGGAACATCCGAGAAGTCCGTAACCGCTTTGGTGAGGAAAGGCAGGGAATCCACCAGCGTGGTCAATGCGCGCTGCGCAATGGCCTTGCCGTTAGAGACCGAGCCGAGTGTGTTAGCCATGGTGTTTTGTGTCTCCTGGTTTGGTTATCGTGCGAACTTGATTTGTTTAAAAATCTCCGCCGCACGACGGGGATTCTTTTCTGCGTTGAACTGCGCCAGCAATTCAGCGCGAGAAAGGGTTTTGGAAATCTCGACCTCGATGGGCTTAATGCCGCGGGAGGCTTCGAGCTCGATGACCTTGGCGGACAGCTCGGCCTTAAGGGCCGCGGCTTCGTTGGCCACGGGTGCTTCGGCCTTGATCTCCTCGATCTTGGCTTCCGCGGCCACGGGCTCCGGGACGGGCTCGGCCTTGGGTTCCTCGGCCACGGGAGCTTCCGCCACGGCGGCTTCGAGGTTCTTCTCGTCAGCCTTGGCAGCCATCGGCTCCTCGACCACGTCCTCGGCGACATCGGCCTGCAGCATGGCCATGATGGCGTCCAGCTTGGCGTTGATGTCGGAGAGGGTGGGCTCGGCCAGTTTGGCGGGCTCTGCCGCCGGGGCCGCCGGGGCTACGGGCGCCGCTTCCATGGCGGGCGTCTCTAGCTTGGTTTCTTCAACCTGTGATGTTTTGGTCACGGCGTTTTGCTTGCTGTCAACCCGCGCATGGAAAACCCCGGTGGGGTTGGCCGCCGGAGTCAGCACAAGATCCACGGAAAATAGCGTCTGCACGGTGGCCAGCTGAGTGCCATCGGCCGCCTCCCGGGGCACGCCGCTAAAGCTGATGGAAAAACCGATCTGACCGGGCAGCGTGCTGATCAGCTCGCTGAAATACAGAAATCCGTCATGGCTTTCAAAAAGAGTCAGGTCGGCGCGGACGCGGCCGCCATCCAGCCCAAAGTTTTCCAGATAGCCGATGATGTTGGAGACGCTGGATGAGTGATCCGACAGGACCTTGACCTGTCCTGCCTCGTTCCCTTTTTCGACAACCTGGGAAAGAGTCTCCGCGTCGATGACCATGCCGTGGCCCAGGGCAGGGCCAGCAGTGATGACGGAGATGCCCTTAAATTTCTTTTCGGCCATGTCCGGTCAGGGCTTGTCAAATTCCACGCGGCCGGCATCCGCCGCCGCGCCCATATCGGAATAGACGGGCAGATCGGCGTGAGGCGTGGAGGGCTTTTGGCATCCGGCCAGCAGCAGTGCAGCCAAGAGGACCCGGATCACTTTTTCTTTTTTAGCTTTTTGTTTTTTAGGCCGATGGCTTTGACCACCATATTGAGCTCCTTGTCGGACAGCTCTAGGTCGGGCTCGTCTTTCATGGTGAAAGCCTCGGTCAAAACAGTAGCAGGAGCAGGTTCGGCCTTGAGCTCGACCGGGGCCTGCATGGTCACGGTCACGGTGGGCTGGCTCATTTCGGGAGCCGGGGTCTGGGCGGCCGGCTGATCTGCCGCAGGCTCGGAAGGAGGGGTCTGGGCCGCGGGAGCCGGCTGGTTTGGAATGAACTGCACGTCGGCCACTTGGATCCCGGCGGCGTCGCACTTCTGCCTGATGTAGACTTGCTCAGCGATCTTCTGGTCGATGGCATCCTGCCAGTCCTCTCCCCTGGCCGCATAGATATCGGCATAGGTGGTGAGGCCCAGCTTAAGGTCCTCGCGGTCGGCGGCGCTGTCGCGCCCAGCGTCGATCGTGGTCTGCTTGGGCGTGTGGAATGTAGACTGCCACCAGCGGTCCATGCCGCGGGGCGGGGTGAGGTCACCGCGCTTGATCGCCTTGGCCAAGGCCCAGAGGCGAACCCGAGAGACCAGCTGGGTGATGATGGCCTGACTGATTTCGTCAAACCGGCGCTGGGCTTGCGCAAGAGCAAATCTCTGAGACGGCCCAGAAAGATCAGAATCGTCAATATAGGCCAACGGAACCCCAAGCCCGTAAGCCACATCTCTCTTAAATTGCTTCATCATTTCAAGCACGTTTGGGCCAGGCCGGTCATCCTTTAGCTGAACCAGCTTTCTGCCGTTTGGAACATTCCAAATAGCGCCGCCGCCATAGATCCTGTCGGTTGTAATGCCGTCAGTTCTTGTTGTGTCATTGCCAAAAAATCCGGCTGTCCCCTCGCCCTCCAACGCCAAGCCAATGGCCGAGGCGCGCTTGACGCTAACCATGGTGTTGCTCAAAATCTCCTCGCGGTCCTGGATGAGGTTAAGGCAGGTGACTAGGCGGGAGAGGCTGCGCAGCTCGTCTGCCCGATCACGCTCTGCCAAAACGATCAGATCCGGAGCTTGAATCTCTGAAAATTTGTCGTCTTGGCCAAGGTTGATGTAGTAGGAAAGCGGACGGCCTTGAGCGTTAACGCGGACGCCGTCAATGACCTTCTTTTCGCCCTGCAGATAGTCCGGCGTTTCACAGCGGTGGGCCTCAATCATTTGAAGCATCGGCCAGCCGTCCCCGTTGTCGGTCAGTAAAATAAAGAGTTCGTTGTCGCGCAGCATAGTACGAGTGGCCACTTGCTGAATTGTGTTCCAGTCCAGCAGGCCGCGGACGTCGCAGGCCAGCGACCAGTTAGCCAGCC